AAAAATAGGAGATGCAATTATATCTGCAAAATATCTGCAAAAATATTTTACATTTTTTTTAGATTTTTTTTCGAATCAGCCTCCCATACTTCAGGAGGGCATAATTGTGCTTAGTATCCACTACCATTAATTGCCCTTCATGATCCTCCAGGTTCATTCGGTGGCACACCTTTTTAAAGTGTTCGGTAGTCAATCCGTGCTTAATACAGAAGGCATCCAGGCTAAGCCTCTGCTTGTGCCTGCGTGTGCCGCAGTGCTGAAGTATGTCAGCAACCATTGCCAGATTCCACTCATCAACCTTAACCCAAGGATATTTATAGCCATCCACCTTCTGGGTGTGGAACAGTCTCTTGTACCTGGTAAAGCGGTGCTGTGGAAGTTTATACTTCCGGCAGAAGTCAGAAATTTTAAGCAAGTCCATCCTTTTGGTTTAGGTTTGCAAAAGTAACTGCAAAACTATTATGGCAGGAATAATATTTGAAATGGAGTTGCCGGAAATTATTAAGCCAAACCCACACTTTAAAAAGTATGTAGGCACTGAGGACAACTTCCAGAAGGCAGTTGCCAAGTACCTGGACACAATCGGAGCATTCTGGTTTCACTGCCCGAATGGAGGAAGCAGGAATGCCATAGAAGCAAGCAAGCTAAAAGGTATGGGAGTTAAGGCTGGCATTCCAGACTGTCTTATTCTAGATCAGTGGAAAGGCTACTCCGGTCTGGCTATTGAGCTGAAGGTAGGCTATAATAAACCATCAGAGCATCAGTTGTCAATTTTTGACAAATTAGTTGCTGCCAACTGGATGGTGGTGGTCTCCTGGTCACTGGATGAAGTAATTAGCATAATAGATTATTACTATGAACATAAATGAGAAAGGATTCTGGGAGAATCCAACCAATGAAGGCCATGCCCATGATAGCAGGCTGGCAGGAGCTATTCTAAAGATACTAAGGCGCAGGAAGTGCGACACCTTGGTAGACTTCGGATGTGGCACTGGAGACTATGCCAGATTCTTCAGGAAGTACGGATTTGTGGTAGAGGCTTATGATGGCAATCCATTTACTGAGCAGCTTACAAGAGGCATCGGAGCAGTCAAAGACTTGAGCCAGCCATTCAATCTACTAAAGCAGTTTGGCTGTGTAATGAGTCTGGAAGTGGGAGAACACATACCAGCAGAATTTGAGCAGGCATTTCTGGACAATATAGTAAAGCACTGTTTTGATGATGGGATTATTATTCTCAGCTGGGCAGTGCCTGGTCAAGTAGGTGATGGGCATGTCAATTGCCAGACCAATGACTACATCATGCAACAGATGCAGAAGCGAGGATTCTACCTAGAGGACTCATTGACCAACCAGCTACGCCAAGCAGCCAAGCTCTGGTGGTTTAAAAATAGTTTGATGGTTTTCATTTAAAAATTTGGTGGTTTGATTTCTTCTACATTTTATTTGCAAAAAAATAAATCAAAACATGGAAGAACTAACCGAATTGCAAAAGAAACTGGATGACTGCCGGAGGCATTCAGACAATCACAGGCGGTCAAGAGACTACCACAAGGAGCAATCTGCTGATCTTAGGGAGCAGGTAAAAGAGCTATCCTCTGCTTTAGAATACTGGAAAGGTCAGCACAATAAGATGGACAGTGCATTCTGCGAGGCTAGGTATCACCATCACCGATGGATGAGCATTGCCATAGTGCTAGGCATCTTTAGTCTTGGAATGTCAGTTTTATTTTTTTGGGCAGTGAGAAGTTAGTTATATTTGCACCTGGCGAAAGCCCCCGATTGACACCCGGGTATAATAGAGTTATGAAAAAAATTTTAAAGCCCCATTCGGTCGGTACTGAGCAGCGTAATAATTCCGCTGGTGTCACTCAGGAAAGCCGGATGGGGTTTTTGTTTTATGGAAAAGTCAAATGTTTTAGTTGATAACGAAATAATTTGTTCAATCATAGATGAATCTGAATATATAAATTCAGCTCTACATGATATTAATAAAGTTTTTTATGAGCAGTCTTTTTGGATATGGTTGCAAAACAATAAATCATTTAATCCAGATATTGATACTTACAGCCTTTTTGAAACACCTGAAAATTGGAAGCAATTTTTAATAGATGAAAAAAATAAAGGTAAAAAAGCCCACTCTGAATATTTAAAAGAGAAAGCCCAAAGGCACAGAGAAATTTTTGGTTTTAAAAAGAAAGCAAAAAAATGAATGGCTATCAACTAACTGATGCCTGGTTTGAGTTTAGATTCCAGCATCCTGAGAAAGTTTCACATGCTCACACAGAACTTTATTTCTACTTAGTTTATCATTGGAATAAGTTGAGCCAAAAGGAAAAATTTGGTTTACCATCTTCAATTACTATGGAGGCAACCGGAATAAGAAATTATAAAACCTATTCAAAATGCCTTAAAGATTTGGTTGAGTTTGGCTTCATTAGGATAGTTCAAGAAGCAATTAATCAGCATCAAGCTGTAGTAGTTGCTTGGGGCAAAAATACCAAAGCAGATACTGAAGCACTGACAGAAGCAGTGACTAAAACACAGCATGAAGCACTGCCCCATATAGTAGAACTAAATAACTTAGTAACTAAACAACTTAAGAATGAGAAAATAGATTTATCAGACCTATCAAGTTTTGAATCAAAATATGAAAAGCAAATGCTTGCAGACTTTCAAGCCTATTGGACAGAAACTGACCAAAAAGGCAAAATGAGATTTCAAGCTGAAAAGTACTTTGACATATCAAGAAGGCTGGCAACATGGGCAAGGAATCAAAACTCATTCTCTAAAAACCAAAATAAGAGTCTAACCATAGATGTTCCGGCCGGCCGCTCGCACCGTATGCACGAATCATTTACCTTTAAGCCCTAACCATGACACATTTGGGATTATTTGAGGGAATAGGAGGCTTCAGCTTAGCAGCAAGGTGGATGGGCTGATAGACACTTGCTTGGTGTGAGTGGAATGAGTTTGGTCAGAGAGTGCTAAGGCATCACTTCCCAGAGGCAGAAGGATTTGGAGATATAACTAAAACAGATTTTACAAAATATGCAAACAAAATTGATATTCTCACAGGAGGATTCCCATGCCAACCATATTCAATGGCAGGAAAAAGACTTGGAAAAGAAGATGACAGACACCTCTGGCCTGAAATGCTTAGAGTCATTCGAGAAGTTCAACCGACCTGGGTTGTGGGCGAAAATGTTTTCGGGCTTGTTAATTGGTCAGGAGGGCTGGTTTTCCACGAAGTGCAGGCTGACTTGGAAGCTCAAGGGTACGAAGTACAACCGTATGTTCTTCCAGCTGTATCCGTCAACGCACCACACAGAAGAGACAGAGTATGGTTTGTTGCCTACTCCAACAGCAATGGATCAAACAAGCGCAACTGCCAACATGAAAAGCACACAAGTGAAGGAAGGCTCAATGCACTCAGTGACATTGAACAGAGCAATGGCAATGGGAATGCTTCCGACACCAACAGTTCAAGATGGCAACAAAGCGACAAAGAAATGGAGAGAGGATCATCAGAACAATCTGACTGCTCATGTGTTCAACAAGATGCTTTCAACTCCAACTACCAGCGATGCAAAAGGAGCTTATCCACCGGCATCATTAGACAATTTTCCACAAAGGAGACAAGCTCTAAAATCAATTTATTGCCAAATGGAGAATGGGGAGGAAAATTACAATTCGAAAACTTCCCAACTAAATCCCCAATTTGTAATGGAGATGATGGGCTTTCCAACAGATTGGACTCTATTACCTTTCCTAAATGGCGATCAGAGTCAATCAAAGCCGGAGGAAATGCCATAGTGCCTCAAGTGGCCTATCAGATTTTTAAGGCAATTGAAGAATATAATAATCTAACCAAATAACACTATGACATTCGAAAATTCAGAACTGGAGAGGCAAGTACTCTCCGCAATGATGATCTCACCGGAGGACAGGCTAACAGCCTTTTCCATCCTGCCCACTCTTGACTGTTTCCAGAATGAACAGCACAAGATATTAGCCAAGGCAATCCAGGCATTACAAGATGCTGGTGAGCCTGTTGATTTAGAAACGGTGGTTTCCACAATAAAGAAGTCAGGACTAATCAAAGAAGCCGGAGGAACAAGAGCAATAGCCAACATATATGCCTGCCTAAAGTCTCCTGGTCACATCGAGAGCCACAGCCACCTGCTTATTGAACACTTCCTGAAGGCAAAACTATATACCTTCAGCATTGAGCTACTCCAGAAGTCGCAGTCTGATGCTGGTGACATCTTTGATCTATTCTCCGAATATCAGTCAAAGTTTGACAACATACTTGCCTCTACAATTACACGATCAGATGATGACTTTCAGAAGCAGCTCGATGAGTCGGCAAAGGTCTGGCTAAATAGTCAGCCGGGAGACATCGCAGGTTATCGCACCGGAATTGCTGCACTTGATAAACTATGCGGAGGGCTGGTAAATGGTGAACTCACCATCATTGGAGCTAGACCAGGACAAGGCAAGACTGCCCTTGCTGTATCAATTATCAGAAACCTAGCAAACCAAGGAATAGGCTGTGGGATGTTCAGCCTTGAGATGACAAAGCACGAACTGGTGCAGCGATTGGCATCTCAGGAGAGCAAGGTCTTTGCCTTTAAAATCAAGCAGGGTGATCTTAATCCATACGATAAGAATGCAATCAATGATGCTGTTCACCGGATGAAGCAATGGCCTATCAAGATAAGCGATGAAGGCTACCTCAACATGAGCAAAATCAGAACCAAGGCAACCATGTGGAAGAACAAGCACAAGATGCAGGTGCTATTTGTGGACTACATTGGCCTAATAAATTCAGTCAATCCTAAAGAGACTAACCGAGTAAACATAATCGGAGAAATAAGTAGAGGATTGAAACTACTTGCCAAGGAACTCCAGATTCCAGTGGTAGCACTTTCACAGCTTAGCCGGAGAGTAGATGAACGCAGTGATAAGATGCCTTTGATGAGTGACCTTAGAGAGTCGGGTTCGGTTGAGCAAGATGCAGATGTCATTTGGATGATGCTAAGGCCTGAGTATTATTTTGAGCCAACAGCAACAACTAAAGTAGGCAGCGCAGAATTGGCAAACCAAGACCTTTGCCTGATTGATCAGGTTAAGATGCGCTCTGGTAGCACCGGAATAGTACCTTTGCGATTCGATGCCCCACTTATGCGTCTAAAAGATTATCATGATTGAACTAAATGCCATCCATCTAAGCCAAATGCCAGAACTCTGGCAGACTAATGTAACCTATCAGAACGACCTTATGTACGAACACATTTCACTACCTCCGAATTATCAGGACTGCATGGAGTACCTCCATCGCAAGATTAAGCAATTAGATGCCAAGATTGACAAAGGTGGTTACACCAGGCACATGAGTCGCTGGCAAAACCAGAGAGACATTTATGTCTCAATTCTGAAATACCTATCTTTGCGAAAACAAGTTTAAAGCTATGCCACTCAAGAAAGGTTACTCAGCTAAAACAGTTAGCTCCAACATCAAGCGTGAAATGAAGGCAGGCAAGCCTCAGAAACAGGCAGTAGCCATTGCTCTGTCTGTGGCTAAAAAGGCCAAAAAAGCAGCAAAGAAGAAATAATCAACCACAAAACAAGGGGCATTAGCCCGGTACAAATTATGGCAGCACCAAAAGGAAACCAATGTTGGATGCTTCGATTGAAGCATGGGCTAGATGGCAGATTCAAAACTCCGGATGAAATTCTTGAGAACTTTGAACAATATGTTCAGTGGGCAGAAGAGAACCCATTGATTGAAGTTGATTTCAGAGGCAAGGATGCAACAGAGGTCAGATTGCCAAAGAAAAGGCTGCTCACCAAGGAAGGCTTTGCTCTGGCCTGTGGCTTCTCCTGCTGGACTAAGCTATCAGAGTACAAGACTAAATCAAAAGACTTCGGTAGTGTCTTTACACGCATAGAGCAGGCCATCTACACCAGCAAGCTGGAAGGCGCTGCCAGTGGCCTATTCAACCACAACATCATAGCCAGAGATTTAGGCCTGATGAACCAGGAGCAAGTGAACATGCAAGTGGTGGAGGTCATTAAGCCAAGGCCTAACAAAAAGGGAGCAGAGCAGGAGGCTGATGCCGAAGGTTGATCTCTCAAGTCCTGACTTATGGCAGGAAAAATATCTGGAAGCAGTCACCGAGCCAAAGACTTATAATATACTTTGGGGCGGTGCTGGAAGTGGCAAGAGCCAGACAATGATTCAGCTGTTCCTGGCTGAGATATGCGACAACAAGGCCAACCAATTCCAGACTTTCTTTGTCATCCGCAAAGTTGCGGCTACCATCAGGAACTCAGTCTTTGCTGATTTCAGGAATAAGATTAGCCAATGGGGTCTGGACAAGCTCATCAAGGCTAAGACAGGCTACATGGAGCTTCAGTCAGGCACTAACAAGATTGTGTTCCTAGGCTGTGATGATCCGGAAAAGCTCAAGTCACTAAGCCAGGCAAAGTACATCTGGATTGAGGAAGCCACTGAACTGACTCTGGAGGACTTCACTCAGATAACTCTCCGACTCAGGGGTAAGTCAGAGCATCCTAAGCGTTTCTTCCTGACCTTTAACCCAGTGTCAGATAGCCACTGGATTAAGAAGCGGTTTTTTGATGATGTGCCACTCAAGGAGCAGAACCAAGTACTCCGGCTGCATGGCACTTACAAGGATGCCATAGACTTCCTCGATGATGAGTATGTCACAAGGATGGAGGCACTTAAGTCAGTGAGCCAAACCTATTATGAAGTTTATGCCCTTGGGCAGTGGGGCATCTGGGATAGAGATTCACTCTTTGCAACCAGCTTCGAATACGCTAAACATGTATATGATGGCTACATCAAGGCCTCTCCGGTGCATAACCTTTACCTATCCTTTGACTTCAATGTAACCAACACCTGCGTAGTCAGCCAGTACATCAAGAACTCTGAGGAAGGCATCTACTATGCCACCATCAATGTCATCAAGGTGTATCGGGTGGGTGATCTAGCCAGCCTCTGCCAGACCATCCGGCAGGAGTTCCCAGGCATGACATACATCATCAATGGTGATGCCTCCGGTGCATCTCGTAATGCCTTTACTCAGGACAATATCAGTGCCTATGCCCTGATCAAGAACTACCTTCAGGTAAATGACATGCAGCTTCAGGTGGCTAAGTCAAACCCTAGCCACATAGCCAGCAGGCTGGTGACAATCCTAGTACTCCAGAAGGCCAAGGTGCAGATAAGTGGCAAGCGGTGTGAGGAGCTAGTGACAGACCTCAAGGAAGCAAAGGTGGATAGGCAGGGAAGCCTTGATGCTTGGAAGAATAAGAACCCAGACAAGTCTCATGCTCTGGATGCCTTCCGCTATTTTATTTTCTCTAACTTTGCGGAAATCACATCCAACTTTAATCTGGAAAAGTATGGCACTATGCTGCAATAAATGCTACCCAATCTGCCTGCCCTTGCCTAGCTGTCCAACAGCGGTGTATCTATTCACTCCCCCGGGTGACTATGGCAGAGGCATTCTGGTGAACATCGTTAAGCCAGGAGTCAATGTCCAAGGGCAGCAATTGCTCAGCATTGGAGGTGATGGCTTTGTCGAGATTGACTTAGAGGCACTGCCTGAGGGCTTCTTCAATCCTTGGGGTGGGCAGTACACCATCAGCTTTTCTGATCCCGACTTACCCAATAAGCCATTAACCTACATCTCAGTTGATGGTGAGCAATACGACAGCATCTGCCTGAGCTTCATTCAGACAATCAGTAATGAGGAGACAGTGATAGCAATTATTAATCCTATAAATAATGAACAACCCGATTTATGATATTGATGCAAGTTGTGGAGGCAAGCGCAGAGGCTGTTGCCTTATCGAATTACCTAACGATGCCGAGCCTGCTGATGTTGTTGCTGATAGCGGCACTCAGCGCATCCTTCTCATTGTTTCTGGACTACCTGCTGGAGGATCACCCAGTTGGGCAGTGGTATCTGTCACAGATTCAGAAGCTCCCGACCTATTGGGCTAAGCCCCTAGGGGAATGCCCATTCTGCTCCGGTGCTTGGCAGTTCCTCATTATCTCTTGCCTTATTTTTCACTATCCATTTTACTTATGTTCAATATTTTTAGGCGCAAACCACCTGTGCCTGCTCCTGTTCAACAAGTGGCAGAAGAAGCTGCTTCTCAAGAACAAGGTGGCAGAATACTTTACAGGGGTGTAGCTCCGAAAGACCGCTGGGATCAGATTGAGTTTGCCTTTACCTCCGGTGGAGTCAATTACTTCAAGTTCACGGCAGAAGTCAATGTGCCATTCCAAAGGGCAGTGGCAGCCAGAGACATCTTCACCGAGGAACTCTGGCAGATCAACCCAGACTACCTAAAAGGCTGGAACAATGGCCTAATCAATCTACTGCTGGACAAGAAGAAGAAGGATGACAAGAAGCTCTATGAGATAGGGATTCTCGCATCCCGGCTAAAGGAGCAGATGGAGCTTTCGGTTAGCCTGGTAAGGCAGATGAAGCTGGCAACGGTTGTCTACTTTGATGAGCATGAGAATCCACTGGACTACCAATACCCATACAACAAGTCTAAGCTCAGCCATTGGATGGAGCATAATGATGTTCAGGGTTTTTTTTTGAATCTGCCGGAGTACGCTTATCTGCCCTCTTTGACCGAGTACAGCACGAATTTCCCGAGCTATTTGCAGGCAGAAACTCTGCAAAACCTAAACAACCTGAAGCACATTATTGGACTGCAATTACCAGACAGCACAGGCAGCGATTTGATGAACAGTATAGAGTTGCAAATGGAGATTTTGAGCGAATTAAATACCTGGTCGAAAGGCCAATCTACGAGTACTATTTAATTGTGAGTAGCTATATTGCGGATCAAAAGAAGAGGACAAAGGTGAGAACATAATTGTTTAGTGTTTTGGTTTAGTGAAACAGTAAAGAGCCACTGATATTCGGTGGCTTTTTTAATTGCTATCTTTACGGCATGGCAACGATTTCAACTAATGACATCAAGATCAGGTATGACATTGACCTGAGTAAACTTCAGCAGGCTACTTCTGAATTTGATAAGATAACTTCCGAGGAACGGCAGTTGCTTGCTGAGCTTGGGAAACTCAAGAAGCAATTTGATGAAGTAGGAGATAAAGCCAAGAAGTCTGGTAAGGATGCTGGCGATGCTATGGGCGGCATGGGAGCTGTTGCTTCTAAAGTTGCACCAGCAATAGCAGGAATCTTTGCTGCCGATAAAGTCATGGGCTTTGCCAAAGAGGTCATTGCCGTGACTGGGGAGTTTCAGAAACTATCTGCTGTGCTTACCAATACACTTGGAAGCAGGAGTGCAGCAGCTGGGGCAATGACTAACATCCAGAAGTTTGCCTCAGAGACACCATTTTCGGTGCAAGAACTTACTCAGTCATTTGTAAAACTAGCCAATCAAGGATTCACACCTACTGTTGCTCAGTTGAGAAGGCTAGGAGATCTGGCTTCATCCACCGGAAAAGGATTTGACCAATTAGCGGAAGCAATAATAGATGCTCAGACAGGAGAGTTTGAGCGATTAAAGGAGTTTGGCATCCGAGCAAGCAAGGCTGGAGATCAGGTTACATTCACATTTAAAGGTGTTCAGACTCAAGTTCAATTTACCAATGATGCCATTAGACAGTATTTAGTTTCGTTAGGCGATGTTCAAGGTGTTAGTGGTGCTATGGCTGCAATCTCTGGAACACTAGAGGGGCAAATTAGCAACCTTGGAGATGCTTATGATAGTTTACTCAATACCATTGGCACTAATCTAGCACCAGTTTATCAGAAGGCATTAGTTTTAACATCTGCATTCCTAAATAAGATAAACGATTTATTTGGAGGTAAACAAATTAAAGAGGCTGGAGAAAATTTTAATAAGTTATATGAGAAATATAGCAATGCAAGCTCTGAGGCTCTAAAAAATGGAAAAACCAATGCAGAAAGTAGCATAAAGATTGAAAAGGATAGGCTCGCGCAGATGAAACAGATATTTGGCGAGGAAAGTGGGTCTGCTGAGGTTTTAAGAGATGAATATAGAGCGAGCGGAAGTGAATATGATGAGGTTCAACAGCAGATAATTAGTTCTTCAAGAACTGTTACTGCCGAGCAGATAGTTAATCAAGAGTCTTTAATTAACTCATATCAACTAACTATTGATGTATTTACTAAACTATATGAAGAGAAAAAGAAAAATCTTCAGGTTGATCAAGCCACTGAAAAACAAATCAAGGCCGAATATCAAGCCAGGCTAAAATTACTTGAGCTGGAGAAGCAGCAGCAAGTTCTGATGGCTCAGCTCAGAGGCTCAAAGTTGGGAGAGGTAGGAGCTGAAAAAGTTTTTCAGCAAAAGGTTTTTGATTTAAAGTCAGAGTTTAGTGATAAAAATATCGGTATAACTCAGAAAGAAGTTGATGTATCCAAACTCCAGAGAGATAAGGCAGCAAAAGACTATGAAGATGCAGCCAAGGCTGAAATGTTGGTAACTAAAGATGCATCTGATTATCTTAGAAATGAAGCTGATAAAAATTATAAAGCTGCTCAGGATGCCTTAGATAAAGACATGAAGGCTCGAATGGATAAAACCAAAGCCCAGCATGAACTTGAATTAGATAGATTAAAAAAGCATGAGGAAGAAAAACAAGCAATTAAGCAGAAAGCCTTAGAACTAGGCCAAACATTAACAGATGGGGCATTTAACATCTACCAGGCTAATCTTAGTAATGAGATGGCATCATTACAAAAGCGATATGATGAGGAGGTAAGACTCGCAGATGGAAATGTTCAGAAACTCACTGAGCTTGAGGAAAAGAAAAATGCTGCCGAAAGAGAGATAAAATTAAAACAGTTTAGAGCAGAGCAAGCTCAGGCTGTTACCAGAATCATATTTGAAACAGCGTCAATATTTGCTGCGCAAGCATCTAATCCATTTACTGCTCCATTAGCCGCATTGACTCTTGCAATTCAAGCTGCTCAGATTGGATTAGTGCTGGCTCAACCAGTGCCTGAGTTCGCAGAAGGAACTAAGGGCAAGCCATTCAAGGGAGGTAAGGCAATAGTAGGTGAGCGAGGGGTTGAAAAGGTTGTAACTGAATCTGGCAAGGTTTACTTCACTCCACCAACTGCTACTCTGGTGGACTTGCCTAAAGGCTCACAGGTAATTCCTAATCATGCCCTAAGCAGGCAGGAGGTGTTCCTAGCTAATCACTATGCCAACAGAAGCAGCAGCAGTGCTAGCTCTCCGGTGGTAGGTGAGCTTAGAGAGTTAGGAAGCATACTCAAAGGCCTGCCCATTACTCAGCTCAACATGGATGAGCGAGGATTTGAGAAGTTTATCCGCACACCAAGGCGCAGTACTAAGATTCTTAACAATAGATTTGGCATCAATAACTAATGGCGAACTGGAAGTTTTTTCTTGATGGGAATGAAGTAGAAGAACCAATTGGCTGGGATGCTATTGAGTTCACTGCCATTCGGATGGATAGTCATGGCATAGATCAGCCATTCAGTACTGAGGTAAAGTTTTATGCCGAAGGAGCAAGATACATCAAGAGCATCTATGACCAGTACTTCATTAATCAACCTATTGCCATAACCATTACCTCAGATGTAGGATATGGCAACGCTCCATATCAGTTTGATGGCTTTCTTAATCTGGCTATCTATGAGGAAGTCAATGTCTGTGACACTGACAGCTGGGAGATAACCGTAGGCATCATTGATGATGACTTTAGGGAGCAGTTTAAGGCAAGGCAGGAAGTGGATATTGACTTAGCGACAAACATCGATTTAAATGGAGACACAATTGCTGACATAACGCTAAAGAACATCAGGCTGCACACGCAAGACCTGTTCTTATCGGCACAGGCAACTAATTTATCAACTACTGAATTTAGACTGTATATCTCTGACCCAGATGATGCTTGCCCCTTTCAAAGGTCTCCATTTGTATTACCACATTATTGGGATAACTCAGATTTTAAAGGTCAATATGGAAGTACAATAAATCCTACTGGTGTTTTTGGTCAGCCTACAAATGTCATATTTGTAAATAATACATCACAGACAAGGACATTCGATTGGAAAGGAAGTTTTGATGTTGATTTATATTTCAACACATGTATTGTAGGTTGCGTAAATTGGTATGAATTTGCAATAACAATTCAGGCTAGAATTGCTATTTACAATCCTGGGCAACCAAGTTATAGCAATCCTGTTGCAACATATAATTTAGGAGGTATAAATGGTTTTTGTCAAGACGATTTAAACTGGCAATTAAATTACAGTGAAACCATAACTCTTGCTCCTGACCAAAGAGCAGTAGTTCAGATTGAGTGGCTAAACCCAATTATCAATAGTTTTTCTGGTTGTTGTGATGATTGGATTAATTTATGGGTTGATATAGACCTCAATTCCTGCTGCCTAAATGTTACTGAGACAAATCAGAGTGAGTTTGCCTCTCAATTGGATTGCCTTACTATTGAGCAAGCACTTAATAGAATTATCTATAAGCTGACAGGAAGCAATAACAAGCTATTGTCCGACACATTCAGCGAAGCTGGAGATGGATGTTACTGGAACAATGTGCTAACCACCGGACTATACATCAGAAATGCGCCTACAATTCAACAATTGACCGATGGCTGTGGAAATGTTACCGAAGGAACTTACAAGAGCATTAAGACAACCTGGAAGGATGTATTTGAAGGGCTTGATAAAATCTTTTGCCTTGGGTGGGCATTTGAGTGGACAGGCACAGAGTGGAAGATAAGAGTTGAGACCAGAGATTACTTTTATCAGAATATAGTTAGCCAGACCTTCCGCAATGTTGGCAATGTGTCACAAGCAGCAAAAGTGGATATGCTTGCTAACAATATCATAGTAGGATTTGATGAGAAGTGGAAAAACATTGCCATCTCCGGAATCTGGGCAATCCACACCGAAAGGAATTACTTTGTGGCTAATAAGGCAATGAATGAAGGATCGTCTGCTAAATTAGATTTAAGAAGCAACATAATTGCAGAAGGATATGCGATTGAGTTTAGCAGAAGGCTACAAGACATTAAGGATGACTCAGGCTCATCCGATAGGCCTAATGACTATGAATTGTTTATCATTTGGCTAAATAGATATGAATTAACAATTCCTGATATAACAGAATCTGAATATCTATTTCCAGAAGAGACTGGTTCAATTACATTCTCGCCTGGAACAGTCAGCATGAGTTCTACCTATATAACTGCTTCCAACACTTTGCTTGATCATTTATACAACATCTACCACACTCCAGCTCGGATTGCATGCAGATGGTGGAAAGTACTTGGAATGCACACCTATGGACTTGTTAATCCAATTTTAAGATTTACAGCTGGAGAATATCAGGTGACTTATTCCAGCACAATCAATGGAAGCGATGAGAAGAACTCCTGCATAGAAATTACAAACGGAGCAATAGCCGAAAACTCAAACATCTCAGCAGCTATCCTAAAGGAGGAGTACAAAGAATACCTTTTCAGGCCAATCGAGGTTACATTTAGTTATCCACAAAGTCTTTGCGATTTCTTAACTTTGAGCCAGGATGAGCAATACAAGAAAGTAAGGCTCACCTCTGGCAGTTTGGTTATTGAGGGATTCATAACTTCGGCAACCAATCAACCGGAAGATGCCTCCGGTGGTACAACTGAATTCACATTGCTTTATTCTAATCTGCAATCAGAACTAGGTGGAGCATTTGATGAAGGATTTGATGATGGATATGACAACGGTGGTTAAATATGCCTAACATTACCAGGAGTGCCTTAGATGCACTAAGTCTCACTAACTTCCCGAACAATACTTCACAGCTCAT